GCTTGCACGAACGTAACTCAAGGCTTTATGAATTACTTAGCGAGGAATGAAGATGGACGATGAAGAATGGTTAGAAATTATCGCAGCTTTAGTAATAATTGGTTTTGGTTTTATATTTATAATACAAACAACACATTAAGGAGAAGAAAGATGAAAGAAGAAAATTCGGTTTATATAGCGTTAGCTCTTATGTTTGTTTCGGTAGGGGCTTGGTTCACTCATATTATCCACTGCCTGATACACGCTAAGTATCTGCTATTAATTGCTGGCGCGTTTATGTTCCCCGTTGGGATTATCCACGGTATAGGCATTTGGTTTGGGGTTAGCTGGTAATGGGTACTAAGGGTATTGATCAACGCCCTTATGATCGAGATAAATTTAATAATAACTTCGATGCCATTTTTGGCAAAAAAGAAGATAAAAAAAAGGAGATTAAAGTTGAACGAAGAACTAATGCAGGAAGGCGATCTTATGATCGCAGTAAAGAAAGCACCTGATGAAGATGTTTATTTTTTATTAATAGCAACAGATCAAACAACATCTATTTTTGATATAGGTGATAAAGATCAACTACGGTCTTTAGGTGATATTTTCCTTAACTGTAGAAACTCAATAATTGACTTAACAAGGGAGTTACATTAATGAATAGTCCAAGCCAGTACGACCTAATTAAAGATCATTTAGAGTCAGGTAAAACTCTAACAAGATTGGAAGCTCTAAGCGAGCTAGGTATTATGAATCCAACTGCACGAATATCAGAACTAAGGGCAGATGGGATAGATGTTAAAACAAGAATGGTCGGTGTTTATAACCGATGGGACACAAAAGTAAAAGTGGCTCAATGGTTTATCCCTGAACAGGAAAGCCCACTATTTAGACGTAACCGCAGCTAGGCAGAGGCTTCCTTGCGCTGCCGCTGGTCAGCGTTACCTAGCAACCAGCAAACCTTTTAATTAACTAAAGAGAGTATGACTATGCAATACGATGACAACAATAAGGGCGCACTATGGCCTGCTAAAGATAGAGCTTCTGACAAGCACCCACACTTCACTGGTAAGGCTATGGTAGGTGGGGTTGAGTATTATGTTTCAGGTTGGAAGCGCGACCCTAACGGCAACCCAAAAGCACCTTCGGTTAAGTTTAGCTTTAAGGCTGTAGATGAGGTTAAGGCTCAAACTATGCAGCAAGTACCACAACAGACGCAGCCAGCTCAGGCAGCACCGATTGACTTCGATGATGATATTCCATTTTAGGGATTAGTTATGAAATATACAGCTCAGGCAACAACAGGTATTACAGGCGCACCCGCAGGAATTTATGGTGAGTTGCGAGTAGACTCTTTGGGTACAGGTGATAGGTTTGACCCTTGGAAAATACAAACCTCAATGTTTGGTGAAAAAATGAGGCTGTCTGAAGTCAGAGATAACATTAGAGATTTCCATAGGTTAAACGCCTATGGGACTCTTGTTATGTTTGCACTCAGGAATGGATTTACCGAAGATCAAATGTGTAGGCTTGCAGATAATAAAAAGAATATCTGCTACGACCTGTACTGCGGTGATGTCATTTTTAGAAAATTGAATGACCGCCACTATAAACGCAAAGCAAAGAAGGTGCGTAAGGGTGCGTGAATTTATAATCAACCCAGCTAACCAAGATTCTGTTGATGACTTTGTTAGCTATTTAGACGGAACTCTGCGAGACAGTGGCTTACTTAAAGTCACTGTTAAGCAGGTTAAAGACAGGTCACTGTCGCAAAATGCTTTACTCCATATATGGTTTAGAGAGTACGCAGCAATGCGTCTTAATAAGCCCCTCAAGAAGATTGACCAAGACGATTTAGATTCTATTAAGTTACTCGTTAAACAAGCCTGTTACGGTGATACGAAGTATGACTGGCTATGCCAGCGTATTACTAATATAGACACTGGTATCTCAGCTTTTGTTTTAAGGTCTACTAGTAGATACGACAAGGGCGAGATGTTTATGTTTATGGAGTGGTTTCAGGCGTTCGCAGCACAAAAAGGTTTATTACTTGAATCAATGGGTGAATACGGGAGATTAAAAGATGAAACCAACCAGTAGAGATAAGTGTGAAAGCTATAAAGATATATGCGAGGTCAGGTTCTTACTTTATATGGCGTACCAGTGCGACAGTGTGACAGAAAAGAAAAAGTTAATTGATGACGCAATGATTAAGATCGACTCTTACATATGGGAAGATTTTGCGGAGTATCGAACTAAATGAGATATGCGAGCCATTACAAAGACGACCCTAACGAAGATAGAATAATCGCTCACGCCTGTAAGGCTTGGAAGTGCCAAGCGAGAAAAATCCCACCCCATTACGTTTTAGACTTCGCTATGCTGCGTAAAGGTCAGATAGTCGGCTTTGTTGAAGTTAAGAAGCGACACTTCCACTACGATAAATTCCCAACAACAATTATCCCATTCAATAAAATAATTAAGGCTAAGGATATGCTCAGATTCGGCTATCCGTCATTCTTTATGGTTGAGTGGAACGATAGAATAGGCTGGGTGAGCTTAGACACTAAGCCTGAAAAGATAACCGTAGAAGGCCGTACAGACCGAGGTAGACCCGATGATATACAGCCTATGGCGCATTACAGCATAGAGCAGTTTACTTTTCTGAACTGCCAGCCAACTGATTAGCTACGTCTACGGCTCGCTGACCTACTTGGTCGGCATATCGGCTATTCAATAGCTCAGCACCAGCTAGGTCAAATTTACCCGCTTCAATGTGAGCGATTGTCTTTTTGAACTGCTTAAACTTCGACAGCCCCATATTAAATACTAGGTTGATGATCGCCTCTTTACGTTCTGGCGATAATTCAGCAAACCACTCGAAGTTAGCCCAGCACTGACCAGCTACGCGAGCTATATCATTTTCTAGCAGGTAGGTGGCTTCCTCTTTTGATATACCTACGTCATCGAGGTTGCGACCGACACCGATAGTCAATTTATCAGCAGTGCACTTATAAGGCTCTAATTTTAAACCCTCGTGAATTATTAATTGTTTAGTTAGTCGTTCTTTATTAATCAATGGAAAAGCTCCGAAAATCTAATAGAAAAGCTCCCAAAAATTAGGAATCTTCTTTTTTGTGACTTGCGCCAAAGTAAAATGAAGTAATTGCCGAGACAACACCACCCATATAGCCTAAAACCAAACTAACAATAGTATCGCTATTAGCGTCAGGTGGCTGAATAGTAACAAGAAAGATATAGCCCACAAAACCGATAAGCGAGACAAGGGCAACAATTCTAGGTGTCCAATCTCCTTTATGGGCTTTTCTTGCGTCTTGTACATCTTTCGCTTCCAATGCAAAGATGTCAACTTCCAGCTCTGCCATTTTACTTTCAAAATCAAGCTCCGCTTTTTTAACTTCTACTAATTGCTCAGGTGATGCAGTCTGCAATGCCTTCTCAATGCTTTTAGGGTCATTACCGCAACCTAGCGCATTAGCAATAGCTGAAGCAGCAGCACCGCCTAATGGACTACCTAATGCAGTGCCAAGTACGGGCGCAACAGCACCAATAATCCCCTTAATCGCTCCAAAATTCATTTCTTTTTAGCCTTCTTCATTGGCTTGCTGCCAGTTTTTCTTTTAGCTGGTGGTCGTCCTACTTTCTTGCCGTATGTACCTTTACCTGATGGCATTACTCTATCTCCTCTATCTCAGTGTTACTAATAATTAGTGTTGTTTTAGCCCATTCTAACGCACCTACGATCTCACCATAGGTTAATAAGCCTTGCTCTGCGTATTCGTCAATAGTTGCAATTATATCGTTATAGAAGTCATCTGTAGCTGCATTTCGGTAGCTATAGTTGTTGTGCTTAGTTAAATCTTTAACGTCAGACATTATAACCTCTCAGTTGACCGCCTTACCTCACCTTTTTCTTTATCGAGAACTAACAAGCACATAGACTGCCCACTCACATAACCGCTAGAATCGTGCCAAGCATCGCTAGGTGGTAGACCAGCAAAGCTCTCGGTCACTGTTTGACCATAAGTTTCTCGGCTAATTTGCTTGCTGTGAATATGACCGTGCCAACAATATCTATGCTCGCTCGCACCCCATATCTCAGGGTATCTGGCTGCAAAATACTCAGCCATCTTAGCGTGTTTAATAGTGTCACCGTGAGTAACCATAAAGGCTGTTTTGCCGTGTTGGTACACCCAGCATACCGCAGGTGACATCTCTATTGTAACTCTTTTATTGTTACGCCAATAGGCTTGCTGCTGTGCTTTTAAAGCCATTGAAGTAATAGCATCGTGATTCCCGCGACAGTGACGCACTATAACCTTGTTAAAACGCTTCAGGGCTTCTTCTACGATAAACGACATAACCTCTAGCCCTATTAAGAAAACGTGCTCTAGTCGCCCGTCAGTGTCCAGAGGAGTGCCTTTTGTGGTCGTTCCAGTGTATGTGTCCGCGTGGTAGTAATCGCCTAGCTGGTTAATGACAATGGTGTCGCACTCAGGCGCATTGTTCATCAGTCTCAAGAATACCTGCTTGTGCCTGTCTGCCGCAATCTTGCAGTCGTAGTTCTCACCAGATATATCATCGTGAGCCAGCATACCAAAATGAGCGTCACCGATATTAACAACGGCAAGCTCTTGGTCTTTCAGCTTTTTCTTTGGTTTGGGTATTTTAGGTGATTTGTTTTTGTGATCTTCGAGGAACTCATCGAGGGCGTTCTTAATGCTTTGTATCTGATCTTCTTGCTTGAGATTGGTCTTTACCCATTGGGCTTTAACTTGACCATCTTCTGAATAGAGTGTTGAAGTGCCTTTTACTAGGTGGGTGCTCGGAGCAGTGTGAATCATATCGTGGTTTGGTGAGTAGCCCTGCCCTGCTGCCCTTCGTATCACTATGCGCTTGTGTGATTGAACGCAAGACCTTGATACGCCTAGCTTTGCTGCGCTTTTATGCTCTGATACGCCTTCGAGATATAACTTTATTACTTCGCGCTGCTTG